ATCTGAGTGTGGTCTAGCGTATGCCCCTGGCTCCCATTTTTGACTATGAAATCCAATCTTGAATATTGAACTTTTATCTAATCCGTGAATAGATGCTACACACTCAATAAATCTATCTTCAAGTTCTGAGAAGAAATTATTATTCAAACCAAATTCTTTTACCTCTTCATCAGTGTCTCTTGGAGTTACAGAAGAATATGACTCATAAAAAGATATTGGCATCCATTCAAGTCTCCCGTTTTCTGTTTGCTTGTCTAGAATCTTTATTACCTTTTCGCACTCTTCTTCTGTAATAAAATCTTCAAATACAAGTATGTCCTCTGTGATCCTTTTTTCTATCATGGCTGCCTCCTTCCAGTATGTTTTTTTATTGTCCAAAAGAACGGTACGGTATACCTAATTCCTGATTTTATTTCGCTAACTCCATGAATATAGTTCATGTCTCCTGGGAAGAAGTATGCTGACCCAGCCTTTGGCTTGAACTGAATTCCTTGATTGGGGAAGTATAACTCCCCGCCCTCATAATCATCATTGATATAGAAAAGCCCTGCAATGTCGTACCACGGGAAATCATTTGGTTTGCCTGCGTCTGGACCAGAATGCAATTCTTTATCCGCGTGTGGCATTTGAAATTGACCAGGAAGCCATCTTACCATGGCAGGGCTAGTAGGAGCGGCATCTACTGAAAAATATGAATCTACTTCAATCTTAAGCCTAGCGACCATACCTTCAATAATATCTATTATTGATGTGTCTATTTTAGATATATTAGGATAGGTAATAACTCTGTCATCCCAGTAATTTGAGTCATATATTACTGTTCCATTTTCGTTATAGTGAGTTTCAGTCACATCCCAGACTGTATTGCCTCTGATAAAAGAATTTAACTTATACAACTCTTCTCCAGTTATAAAGTTATCTAAAGAAATAATGTTTTCTGGAGAATCGCCAAAAAATCCCGATGGGGTTATAGATTTTGGATGCATCATAAGTACTTTCTTCTAGACCAAACTTTATTCAAATAAACGCCTCCGCTTGGAACGCGAAACTTTGCGCTATTTTCTACATTATTATTATACATCACTTGCTCGTCAGGATACTCATATTCCTTCTCCCAATCATCCCTCTTAAACGGAAGCAATTGTAAGTACGGAGTTCCTTGTGGAATAGTACCCTCCCATCCATCTCTAATAAAAAATGGAACCGTACCTGGAAGACTAACTTTATCGTTATCCACAATTCCTGTAGTATTTAAAAATGGTAGGTCGAATCTATTAAATGGCTGTGACCATAAAACACTATAGCCGTCTGGAGTTTTAATTCCCCAGTCAGGCCACCACGCAAAATGTTCTTTTCTGTAACCCTCTGGCTGCATAAAGTCAGGCATTTCGCTACGCTTGTGGACAAAATCAGCGTATCGGGGATGTGTTTTAACATCCAGAACATTATTAGAATAATAAAAGGTTATGTCGCATGGAGTCTTTAATACATATCCAGTTCCAAGAATGTCGTATATGGCTGGGCAGGCCTTCCATGATGGAACCTTTCCTCCATCTGGACCAATCACCTCTTCACCTTCATGATTCTTCAAGTACCTACTAGAATTCATATACCAATCAGGGATACTTTTTACAGATGGAGAAGGGTTGGTTTTGGTGCTGTCATTTAGCCATGGCCTATTGGCGAGGAACTTAATCTTCATCTGTAACCTTGATTAATATTTTTTTAGCCTCATGCTCTCCATAAGGATTATTGTTATGATCGACTGCGTTTCTGTAAAAATGAGTCCATTCCCCCTTAGAATTCAATTCTTGGGAGATTTCTCCACGCCTTTTAATTCGCTCGGTCCATGAATTTTCAGACATAAAATTAGGCTGTCCAGAAATTATAGATACCTCTGTATTGTTTAATTCTGAAAGAGAAATGGGAAGAATTGATGCAACTATAGTTCCAGCGGGTATTGTAATTATTTCTTTTGCCTTAGTCACCATAATTGCTATTGGTAATGATCCTATTAATGCTGATGTACTTATTATTGTGCTAATACACTGTATGCCATCTAAAAATATATTTGGAGGGGGCGTTGTCATAATAGAAATATTTTCTTCTGGAGAAAAATATAGCCCCGTTTCAAAACTGATGCTTCTATTTCCTCTATTTGTATGGGCAAAGTTTCCGCCCTTGATAATTTCTATGTGATGGTTAGAAGAAGTATTGACTCCATCCCACCTGAAAGAAAGATCTTCTTTGAACGCAACTCCTAGTCCAGCCCTATTTGCTAGTGAAACGGGAAAGCATTGATAGGCATGTCTATCAAACGTGGCGTCCATCCAGTCCCTATTCATTGGTAATTGATCTAAAATAGCGGGAGAGCCTACATCCTTATACACTTTTATTTTCATTATGCTCCAGTTTCTTGATAAAACTCTGGACGATGATATTTATCTGAATAATCTAACATAGTAACTATAGAGTACTTTGTTCCTGACTTTACTGGCATAGCGGTATGAGGATACATAAAGTTTGATGGAAATACAAACAAGTCTCCTGCCTGCGGCTTTACAGTAAGTTTTTGAAGACTAAAACTTAATTCTCCACCCTCATAATTATCATTTGGATATCCTACAAGGGACACTACGCAGTTATAAGAGTATCCGTGATCGTGATGCTCCCTAAAATGCTGACCTGGACCGTACTTTACAAAGTTCATAGCCTCCCAATATCTTAACTCTCCTATATTGAAATACTTACAATACGCTTGGGCTGCTGGGAAGGCTCTTTTATAAACTGAGTCCCATAGTTTTTTTAGAACAGTACCTGACAAAGAGTTATCGTTTTCAATATCGCTTCTTTTATATTTAAAATCAAAGCAGTCCCTGTAGTCGGGGACTTTCATGCCATATCCAACCATTGCTTCCATAAAATCATATTGATTAGATTTGTCTTGAATAACATCTTCAAGCATATCTATAGATTTAGTAGGAATAGCATCTCTAAATACGAAAATACCTGGCCCAAGTTCTTCTACTGATGACCAAGTTTGTTCTTCTACAGTATAGAAGTTTTCTATTTTTTTTGCTATATCTTCAATGCTATTCACTAATATACCAATCTTTGATCTTGTTCTCTGTAAGGATAATATCGTAGATTTCCACGGGAGTTATAATCAGTCATCACTACTACTGAGTATTTTGTTCCAGATATCATTGGCTTAGAGGCATGTTCATATATAAATGTTGATGGAAACATTACAACGTCCCCCTGATTTGGCTTAATTGTTAAATCAAATCTTGGAAAGTAAAGTTCTCCACCCTCATAGTTATCATTTAAATATGCAACAATTGAAACTGTAGTAACATATGCTGGACCATGATCAGCATGAATATTAAAATGGTGCCCAGGACTTTCATATTTAACAAAGTTAAATACTTCAAAATAGTTCACTCCTACGCCCCAATATGCTCCATAATCTTGTGAGCATTGGTATATACTTCTAAATACTGACTCATGCATATCATAAAAGATAGAATTGCTTTCATCTCTATCTCCCAGATTATTTTGACCAATCTTAAAGTCTAGGCAATACCTCGCCTCTAATAGAGGTTCATTTGACTCTGTTACAATGGCTGGCTGCCAGTTGTATTTCGTTGATGGCCCTAGATTTTTTTCTAAAGTATCTATTGAATACTCGCATGTATCTTTTGGGATAGCCCTATTATATATATTAATTCCCAGGGCTGGATTGGTTACTGAAACATTCCCAATAAATTTTTCTGGCATTCTGTGGGCATCAGTTTCTTCCCGATTTTTATTAAGCCAATCGTTCATAAGTTTCTTTCTTCTAATTATTCAAAGTAGCCGATGGTGCCTTGCACGACATAGAAATTATTTGGACTACTCATTATATTGTACATTATTGAAGAAACCTCTTCAAGTTCTATGTTATTAATTTCTATAAACTCTGATTTTTCATAATTAAACAACTTATATGTTGTATCTATTTCAGTAGGCTTTTTAAATGAAACTATTCCTTCATTTTCCACTAAGATATTTAGATTATCAGGGTACACTTCACCATCTATATACACAAAGTTCTGAGTTTCGGAATAGGAAGAAATACTACTTATTTCAGTGTTTACCTGATCTCCAATGCTTACACTATTAGTTCCTAGCCCATCTATATTTACTGAAACTAGAGAATCGCTTTCAGTCAAATACTTAGCCTCTAAATATCCATAGTCAGATGTAAGAATCATTACTTTAGAATCATCTCTTAACTGATTGGATGGTGCAGTTTTAGACGGAGGGAAACTTGGGAAGAACGGTGGAAAGAATGGGAAGAACGGAGGGAAGAATGGGAAAAATGGCGGGAAGAATGGAAAGAATGGAGGAAAGAATGGAAAGAATGGGAAGAACGGTGGAAAGAACGGTGGTGGTGCTGATGTTGTAGCACTTGCCGTACCAGATCTAAGTCCTCCTGCTCCAATAGCAGTAACTGTTACAGTATATGCAGTGCTTCCCGTAAGACCAGTAACATTAACTGTAGCCCCGCTAAAAGAAACAGTTCCTCCTGCTGGGGAGGTGCTTCCTATATATTGCCACCTTGCATCATAATTACTAATATTAAATGTTAAAGTATTAAATGTCGTGGCTGTATTAGAAAAGACAGGAATGGGTGGAGCCATTGGTTTATGAATTCCTGGAATTCTACCATGTCCAGAAAATTTTGAAACAAACGCCATTATGCAAACCTTGCTAAACTTCCAAGTACTATGAAGGTATTATTTGCTGTCTTTAATATTGTAAATGTATAAATATCTGTACTATTAGCATTACCCGCTGCTGGGGCAAGGGCGTCTGCCCATCTTGGAGTTACAGAAATTCCGTCTATCTGAAATGCTGTAGCGCGATATGGTGTAGCCCCATTGCTTAAAAGTATTGTTACCGTAGCGGCCTGACCAATTAATAGATAAGAGTTTAAAGATACAGTAGAACTTGCGCGAAAGTTAAACGTCCAATTAGCCGCTGTAGTTGTTGTAAAATTATGTATACCAGAATTTGCAAAATCTATATTTAGAGTTCCAGTAGGGGTTGTAGTATTTGTTGTAAAATTTTCTATGACTTCATTTGTTACCAATGAAGATCCTGCCACAACATTACCAGTAAAAGTTGGAGATTCTAGAGAGGCCTTAGTTGCTAAACCACTATTGAATGTTGCCAACAATGTATCATAGTTTTCCTCAACTGTATCGGCTAGACTATCTAAAGTCTGATTGATAAGAGTCGTAGTTGTAGTAATATTACGAATATCAACATCGTCTAATCTAATTCTATTAATAGGCATTGAGTATCCCCTTCTTTATGCCTGAGCCTCTGTCCAAGAAATTCTTGCAGCAATATTAGATGCAGTGGATGCTGAAAGATTTCTTGCTGTGATCAATAGTACGTCTGGTCCTACTGGGAAACCAGGATTCAATGTTCCCGCCTGTCCATCTCCACTAAGAATAGATGTTCCTAGATCTCTAGCCCTTGACAAATCGAAGGAGGTGGCGGAGAAGTTAGCGCCTCCACCGTTTTCTGCGTAGAATGCAAAGGCCCTATCTCCTCCAGTAAATGCACCTGTCGCAGTAGCGGCAATGGCATTGTAGGTAGCAGTGCCATCAAAGTATACGACCTGAGCCAAGGAGCCTGATCCAACAGACACAGTATCCCAGTTTGTTGGGAATGTAAGGCCTCCTCCAGTAATTGTTTGTGGATTAAGAATTCCTTCAATAAGGAATAGTCCCTGTGAAGAAACCTCCATGCTGTTGAGGGTCAACTGCATACGGTTTACAATTTCTCTAATACCAAAGTTCTTTCCTATTCCAGAATCCGCTGATGGAGCAATTCTGATGGCTAGTAGTGGTCTTTGTGCGCCTGCTGCAACGCTCATGTACCTATTCATACCAGCGGTGAAGATAATAGACTTATCATCGTCATATCTACCGTCCATGATAACTGAGACACCCCAATGGCTTACTACTGGGGCACAGTCACTATAAACATATTGAACAGACACTTGACCATTTGATCCTGCGCCAGACAATGATGCGTCAGGGGTAAATGTTACGTTAGAAGCCGTTCCACCTAACTGATATGCCGTTGATGCGAATGATCCAGAAGGATTAACTCCAGCATATGTCCATGTAGTTCTTCTTGTTAGTCCTGATATTGGGTATCCTCTAGCACTAGAATTGTATTCACCAATGCTTGTATACCTAATCATTTCACAATTTACATTGTCTTTTACTAAAATCCAGCCACTTGAGGGCCAGTTGACAGCATCTTCAACATAAAGTGTTCCATCTGATGAACCAAGGGCGCTACCTCTAGCAATTGATGCTCCTGCCACTAATCTAGTAGTTGGACCATAGTTGATTGCTTCAAATCTTCCTGGTAGGTTTC